CTTGTCGCACCCAGGGTAGACCGTGAACGTGTCCCCGGCGTTGGGCGCGGCAGGGAGGGGGATCGCCAGAGTGAACGCCCCAGCCGCGTAGGCCTTGACGGCTCGCTTGGCCCCGGCGGCGGGCCCGCTCGTCATCGTGAGGACGCCGAGCACGAAGTACCCCGAGGCCTCGGCGCGGTTCGTCACGAAGTCCGTGGGGGAGCCCGGGAGGGTGAGGGCCCCCGTGACCGTGAAGGCGGCGCGAGAGAGCCCGCACCCGGGGTCGTAGAGGGCGTGGGAACACTGCGGCTGGTAGACGGTGTGCGGCATCGCGACGTTCAGCCGCTCCAGTTCGCTCTTCACCTCGACCCGGACCGACGTCGAGGTCGGGTGCACGTTCGCGACGTTCCCCTCGAAGAGCACGATCGAGCCCGGCGTCGTGTCTCCCCACACCGGCATGAAGACGCGCTCGAGGCGCACGGACGCGCCATCGAAGGCCCCGGTCGCCGCCGCCAGGGGGATCGGGAGCCCGTTCAGCGTGAGGGCGTCCCCGCGGTGCAGCGTGAGGTCGAGCGTATCGACCTCGAGGCCGACGATCGTCCGGACGCGGTTGCGCTGGATCAGCGGCCCGGCGGCGGAGAACGTGTTCCCGGCGAGGACGAGGTCCATGTCCGCGTTCGACCAGCGCGCGACGCTCGCGTCCCGGAAGGTGACGGTGTAGAGGTCGGCGATCTCGTACGGGCCGCCGGTGTTGAGCAGCGCGATCAGTTGCGGGCTGAGCGACTTCATGGGATCCCTCGCCGCCTACGCGTCGCGCGGCTTCATGTTGTGAGAGAGCAGGCCCGCGGTGACGTACGTGCGGGCGATCTCGATCGACACCTGGACGACGCGGCACACGCCGGCGGGACGGACCCCGAGGACCTCCCCGCGGGGGAGACCGTCGACGACGTCGCCGGGCAGGAGCGTCTCGACCGCGCGCCAGGCGCCGCCGGCGCTCAGGCGGTGCCCGATCGAGCACACGAGCTCGCGGCCGTCCAGGAAGACCACGCGAAGACACTCCGCCTCGGCGGGCTCCACGCGGGTGACGGGGTACGGGCCCCACGCGCCGCCGGCCTCGGGGCGAGTCCAGACGAGATCCCCGGGGCGAAGCTCGCCCGCGGGCTTCGTTCGACCGTCCGCCAAGAGGACCGGGGTCCCGACCTCGGGACATTGCCCGCCGCCCCCTCCGCCTCCACCCGACCCGCCGCCGCTCCCTCCGGTGAGCCCGGCTGGCCAGCTGGTGCCGTTGTCCGTGAGGACGGAGCCGTCCGCATTCGCGGCGGCGGCGTAGAAGCAGTGCGTGTCGGAGGGCCCGTGGACGTTGTAGAGCGTCACCTTGCAGGCTGGGAAGCCGGAGGACACTCCCGAGTGCTGCAGGACGGCGTCGATGAAGGCCTTATTCCCGGCGTTGCTGTCGCTCCCCGGGGCGAAGTAAAGACGATCCGGGAGGCCGACGAAGGTGGTGTCGAGCGCCGTGAGCGTCCCGGTGGTCCCCGCGGCGCTCTGCCGGTACCACTCCACCTTCGCGTACCGCATCGCGTCGAGGTTGTCCGTGTCCGCCGCCGGGGCGAGCTGCAGCTCGAGGCGCCCCAGCTTGAGGGTCGTATCCCACTGGCGCCGGGTGACCGTGCACGCCGCGATGTTCGGCGCTCCCCCTCGGGTGTTGGGGTCGATCGAGCCCCGGTACCAGGTGCGGTCAGAGGTCCCGGTACCGCTGTTCGCGAGCGCGTTGAGCACACGGAAACCGGCGTCGGGCTCCATCTGCGAGGTCTTCACGCTCCGACGCAGGGAGAGGTTGTCGAGGTAGACCGCGTTCCCGCCGGCGTCCGCGGCGCGGGCGACGTAGGCGCGCACCGTCACGGTCGCCGCGGGCGCCGTACCGACGAAGTTGGTCTCGAGGTAGACCCCGTTCGTGAGCGTGGGGGCGAGGGTCGCCGAGCTCAGGAGGGACCCCGAGGAGTCGTACCACTCGAGGTACATCGTGACGGCGGCGGAACCCCCCGCGCGCTTCAGCGCGGCCGCAAAGACGAACAGGTCCCCCGGGAAGCACGGGATCCGTCGCGTGAGCGCGAGGCCAGCGACCCCGGTAACCCCGCTCCCCAGCCGTCGACACCACGCGCCCGCGTAAGCGTTGCCCGCATCGTTGACGAGGCCGTTCCCTTCCGGATCCTGACCGACGGCCGCCGTGCCCATCTCGCTGTTCGGGTTGGGGATCAGGTTGTCGAGGTTGGCGTACACGTTCCCCAGCGAGTCCCGCGCGATCCCGAGCGTATCCGGGTCGATCACGGCCGTCCCCGAGCTCGTCCGCCAGGCCGATTCCAGGTTGTCGTACAGCGCCTGCACGGCCGCAGAGAAGGTGCGCGAGCTGTCGCCGGTGGTGAGCGTCAAGACGAGCGATCGGACCCCGGCCGCGACGGCCTGCGGCTCGATCAGATACTTGGATTCGTCATTCGGATCGGAGCCCTCGAAGAGGACGACCCGGAAGCCCTCGAGCATCGCCGCGGGGTAGGGCGCCGTGAAGGTCCAGTCGACCTTCGCGTACCGGACGTTTCGTACCAGCGGGGCGCCGGTCGAGGAGTCCGTCCCGGAGCCCTTGTTGGCCTCCTCCTGGTTGCGCCGGGACTGGTCGGAGGAACTCGCCGGCGGCGTCGTGAGGGCGGACAGCGAACAGGCGCTCGGGTACGGCGGGACGAAGTCGGCGGAAGCCGGGGTGAACGTGTAGGCGCTCAGGCCGGAGAGATCCTGCAGCCCGCCGCCGTAGATGTTGAAGGACCGGAGCTTCACCCACACCTGAGACCCGATCCGCGAGGGGGGCAGCGCGTAGCGGAAGACCGCATCGTCCAGGCGGACGAACTTCGTCGCGGAGGAGTGCGAGCCGATCGGCGTGCCGTAGCAGCCGCGGCGCAGCGTCGTCAGGTTGTAGGCGTTCCCCGAGACCAGCGCGGCGTTCTGGTACGCCACGAGCTCGCCGTCAACCCACGAGAGCGTGACCAGGTCGTCCTTGTCCTGGGCGCTGCAGCTCGCCAGCACCCCGGCCGACACCGCGAGGTCGACCGCGAGGGTGTTGACGGTGTCGCTCTGGGAGCCGCTTGCGAACGTCGAGGCCAGGACGCCGTGGCGGGAGGGATTCTCGACAACCCCGATCTTCGAATACGTGGACCCGTCGTACGAGATCCACACCTCGCACCCGCCCCACAGGGATCCGCCGGACGTCGCGAGCGCGAGCTGCGCCTGCCCCCCGGTGAGCATCTCGGGGAGATCGAAGAGCACGGGCGCGTTGGCGTTGCCGGGATCGGCGTTCACGTTCGGCGCCGCCGCGTCCCCACCCTGCGGGGTGTAGAGCGTGGCGGTCGCGACGCCGAACGGCCACTCCTCCGCCACCACCGTGAGGTCGCCGCTTTCGTTCTCCTCGACGCTCTTGATCCGGACCACCTTGTGGTCGAGACCGAAGACCGGGTCCGTGATGGTCACGAGGTCCATCGGCTCGAGCGCGGCGTACTTCCACCCGAGGCGGAAGGTGTATTCGTTTCGGATGCTCACGTTTCGCTGGGCCGCGATGCGGGAGATCTGCAGGGCGACGTCGGAGCGGGTGATGCAGTGCAACGCCCGGACCTGCGCCTTCCGGAGCCCGAAGGCCTCGACGTCGACGGGGTCCGGGTCCTCGACGACCGAGGGGTTGAAGTCCTGCGCGGCGTCCAGGAACTCGATCGGCACGGAGTTGAAGGCGTCCGCCGGGGTGACGCGCTCGACCTCGATCGGATCCTGCGAGGCATACCGGAGGAAGTCGTCCGGTCCGAGATCGTAGAGGGGCGTCGTGTTGGGCGTGAAGGTCTCGCCGTTCCCCGTGACCGCGACGTCGCCGTACGGCACGATCTTCAGGACGCCGGCGGACCACACGGCGGCGGAGTTGGTGGCCGCGAGGATCTCGCGAAGGTGCTCGAGCGCGGGCTTCTGTTCGGTGAACACCGGAGAGAGGAACAGCCCGGCGGCGGTGCAATAGGTCCGGTAGCTCGAGAGGTCGCCCACGCGCGCGGACGGCCACCCGGCCCCGTAGAACTGGTTCGTCAGGAAGTCCGAGACGATCTCGTCCGGGTGCGCGTCGTTGTTGCCCGAGCCGATGCGCAGCAGGCCGTAGACCTCGAAGCTGTGGTTCTTCAGCGAGCCGGAGGACCCGAGGTCTGCCTGCGCGGCCGCGACGATCGCGGTCCCCGCGTATCCGATCGCCTCCGAGGGGTGCTTCGATGTGAGGTACGACCAGGGGGACTGTGAGCGGTTCCCCACGAAGAGCGTGAAGCCGTAGCCGGCGAGCGAGCCAATCTCCTTGTCCCGCCACACGCGGCCGATTCCGCCGATTGGCCCCTCGGCGAGCGCGAGCACCACGGCAGCCTCGTACGTGTACGACGTCTGCGTGGTGCTGCCTCCGCTGCCTCCCTTGCCGCCGCTGATCGTGGTGCTGTGGGGGATGGGTTTGAAGTCGCCGTACCAGATCAGGTTCCCCGGGACGCGGTTCGTCCCGTAGACCAGGGCGACGACGCCCCCGTAGGCGGAGGTCTGGATCTGGATCGACGCGAGTTTCGGTTGCTCGGTCGCGACGCTCTTGCTGCTACCGCCCACGGTGCGCCTCCGCCTCTCAGCTCTTGAACTTGTGATCGCGAGCGAGCTCGCGGAGCACCTTTGCGATCTCGGAGTCGTTGTCGCGAAGGAGCCGGAGGAAGGAGCGCGCGTCCGGCGTCTGCACGTTCCAGTTGTGCACGTGCTGCACGCTGCCGCCCTCGCCCCCGTCGTCGGTCATGTTGCGGATCCGGTCCGCCAGGTGCGCCGGCAGGACCATCTCGCGCTTGTGGAGCTGGGCGAGCGGGTTCTCGTTCCCGATGTCCCAGCCGCCCGCCGCGCTGCCGATGTTCGACTTCAGTGCCATCACGGCGGCCAGGACACCGAGCGCGATCGGGATCGCCATCGCCCACCCGACCACCGGGATCGCGGCCGCCGAGGACGCCGCACCCGCCGCCGCGCTCGCGCCCTTCGCCGCCACCTCTGTAACGGCCGTGTCGACCGCGATGGCCTTCTCCTGGATGCCGAACATCTTCTTCAGGCCGACCACGAGTGCGCCGAACGTCTGCGAGGCCACGAGCTTCCTCAGCTCCCCGGCGATCCAGTCCACCACCATCCGGGCGATCGCCTGCCGGATCGCCGCGGTCAGCGAGCTCCAGATCCCCTTCACGGCGTCGCCGAACCGGAGCGTCCCGGCGAGCATGGCGTCGAGGCCCTGCGTCCACGTGGAACGTAGAGACTCGATCACCCCGAGAGCGAACTGCGCCTGCTGCTCCCGAGCCTCGTCGCGGAACGCCCCCATCCGCGCCCCGTGCTCCCGCTCCAGGCGCTCGAGCTCGAGCAGCAGGATCTCGCGCTGCGCCGTGGTCAGGCGGTCGTCCTCGAGCTGCGCCTCGATCATCCGCCGGCGGATCTCGTACTTCTCGCGCTCGAGGCGCTGCAGGATCTCGATCTCCTGGCGGGCCGAGATCTCCCCCATGTCCGCGCGACGGCGGACCGCGTCGGCTTCGATGTCCACGAGCGCGGTCTCGTACCCGGCCCGGGCCTCCGCGAGCGCCAGCGCGGAGTCCTTGCGCTGGTCGTCGAGCGCCTTCTCCATCTGGGCCAGCTTCCGGCGAGCCGCCAGGACCTCCTTCGAGCCCTCGCCGTGGATCCGGATCTCCTCCGCGATCACGTCCCGCTGGATCGCGATCTGCTCCTCGGCGTGCCCCTCGGCCTCCTGGATCTCGAGCTGCAGCGCCGCGACGGTGTTCTCGTGGGTCTCCTTGGCGTCGTCCTTTCGGAGGCGGTTCACCTCGGAGAGCACGGCCCGGTAGGCGTCCGTCCCCTTCTTCGTCTCGCCGAGCTTCGCCTGCCAGAAGTCCAGCTCGCGCGCCGTCGACCAGCTGAACCAGTTGGACTCCAGCGCCTTCAGCTCCTCGAGCTGCTCCTTCCAGGCCTGCACCTTCTCGCCGGACTTGTCCTTCGTTTCGCCGAGCGTGTCCGGATCGAACGTGCCCCCCTCGGGATCCGAGGCGACGGACTGCTTCGTGGCGGGGGGATTCCAGAGGTCCGCGCTCTTCGTCGCGAATCCCTTCCACGCCTCGACGATCTGCTGGCCCGCGGTCTTGTACCGCTCGACGATCGAGTCCGCTCCACGGTTCACGATCTCGAGGGCCTCGCTGAAGTCCCCGCGGAACACGGCCGCGACGACCTGACCGAGCGTGGTGAAGGCGTCGATCGACGCCAGGATGAAGCCGTTCACGATCGAGGACAGCGTCTCGATCACGACCTTCAGCGCGAGGAACACCTGGACGACGACCTTGATCGAAACCGCGAACGTCTCCGCGAGCTCGGGGCCGACCGACCCCAGCCACGCCCCGAACTTCGTGAGCAGTGGAAGGACCGCGTTTCCGACCTGCACCTTGAGCGACTGGAAGATGTCGTCGACGTCGTTCAGAGCCTCCTTGTACGCCTTGGTCTGCGCGGCGCCCTCCGGCCCGACCAGGAGGTGAAGATCCGCCGCCTTCTTCCGCGCCTCCTCCATGCGATCCGACGACAGGCGGAGCAGGGGAGCGACCTCACCCCACGCGCGTCCGAACACCGCGACCCCCGCGACGTTCCGGTCGGTGCCCGCCTTCATGCCGTTCAACTTGTCGATCGCGGAGGAGATCAGCTCCGTCGTCGGCCGGAGGTTCCCGGCCGAATCCTTCACGTCGATCCCGAGCGCCTTGAAGCCCTTCCCGCCCGCGATCAGCTGGCGGGTCATGGCCTGCGCCGCGGCGGAATACGTCGACGTCTCGACGCCGATGTCCCCCAGCGCGAGGTTCAGCGCCGACGCCTCCTCGGTCGTGATCCCGAGCTGTCGCGCCATCTTCACGGCCTGCGTGTTCCACTCGACCGCGCCGGACACCGCGGACTTGAAGAGCGCGCCGCCGGCGAGCACGCCCGCGAGGGCGGCGAACGGGGCGCTGAGGTTCTTCACCGTCGAGGACAGCCCACCGAAGAAGCCGGACATCTGCTCGGTGCTGGCCTTCACCGCGGCCGACGCCTTGTTCAGGTTGCCGACCAGGTCCGTGATCTGCGCCGAGATGACGACCGCGATCCCACCGGCACGCTCGCTCATGCCCGCCTCCCGCCCCTGAGCAGCTCACGCCGCAGAAGTTCCTGCCTCACCCGCGACCGCGCCGAACGCACCGCCGGCGAGGTGTCCCGCGTCCCCGACATGAACGCCTCGAGCTCGATCCCGCGCACGTCCTCGGGTCGCCTCGCCCACCGGCCCGCGCGCTCATCTCCGCCCGCGTACGCGATCAGGCACGGCCGCCCCGACGCGTCGAGGTGCCAGGCCAGGAGGATCGACCTCGACCCCTCCACACCGTCACG